CAAAATTGGCAATATTGAAGTTATCAATGTTCCTGTGTACCATGTCAAGGTCGGTGGGTTTAGTGATTGGAAGTTTGGCGTTAGCGAACTACACTCGGCGCTCTATTGGGCAAAAGCCTATAACAAGTTTTTGTCCAATTGGGCTAGCTTAATGGCGGTGTATGCACTGTTTGCATACAAAATTACGACAAGTGGCGGACAAAAAGGCGTTGAAACAACTAAAACACGCTTAAATTCAACCATCACTAGGTCAAACGCGGTGGAACGTAATCCTGCACCAGCACCAGCGGGCGCATTCATTCGATCGCAGAATACCGACGGTGTTACGCAGGCCGATATTGACGTTGTACGCACAGCCGGTGCTACTACATCAGCCGAAGATGGCAGGCGATTGCTTTTGATGGTATGTGCGGCTGCCGGCATTCCTGAAACGTTCATGGGCGATCTGTCCGCCGGCAACCAGGCAACCGCGAAAACACTTGATCGGCCTACTGAATTAGGGTTTGTCAATCGGCAACAACTTTGGACGTTTGTAATCCATTCAATCATTGATTTTGTTGTCTACTGTAGTGCAAAAGCTCCAAATGGGATCATTGCAACGGCAAGGATCGCAAGCATCGTTCAAAACGAGTATGGGGAAGCTATACTTGAATGGCAAGATGATGTTAATCCGCATGTTGACGTTGATTTCCCACCTGTTGTAGAGCATGACCTCCAAGCATATGTAACCGCAGTTAAAACAGCGGCAACACTTGACGGTACGGCGCCGTCGATTTTAAACGATAACCGTTTGCTTGCGCGCATGATGCTCACGGCATTAGGTGAGAATGATATTGATGAAATACTCGACAAGTTATACCCGCTAGACAAAGATGGAAACCCGATTGAACCGGAGCCGCAACCGACAGTTGACGTTGATCCTGTCGTTGACGAATTGATGCAAGCTGCTACTGCGGTGCGCGAAGCGATTACTGAATTTCGCGAAAGTATCAATGATTTCAACCGTACTACTACAGCAAACGGAAACGGCGCTCACTCGACTGATTGAAGCGACACAGCGCCAAAAGATAGATAAAATAATCAACACGCCCGTTGCAACACTTGAAACGGCGCTAGGCAAGTTGTTTGTCGGGCAGGGCAACGCTCTTATACGTGCCTTAAAACCGTTGCAGACCTTTTTCAAAGAAGCATCGATCAATCAACAATTCGATGCGATCTTCGATGCGGCAACAGAAGCAACAAGCCTTCAAATGATGGAGACACTCGAAAAAGCGTACAAAAATGCAATCTTGCTAGGCGGTACAAATCAGCTTGCTGAAACGGGAATTAAAATTTCGTTTAAGCTTGACAATCCCCGCGCGAATGCCTATATTGCGAAATATGGCGGCGATCTGATCAGCGGCATTGACGATACTACGCGCGAGGATATGCGTAACCTACTCCATGCGAGTATCGAAAATGGAGACAGCTTCAATCGGCTAGCCCAGCAAATCAAAGCCAGGTACCAGCAGTATGCCGTAGGACAGCCACAGCAGCACATACGATCTAGAGCCCATCTGATCGCCGTGACTGAATACGGCAACGGATATCAGGCTGGCAACTACGCATCGATGCAGGTCGCGCAGGATAGTGGTGTCAAGATATTAAAGAAGTGGTCCACCGTAGGCGATGCGCGTGTGTCGGAAGGCTGCAAAGCAAACGCAGCACAGGATTGGATACCACTTAATCAACAGTTCCAATCCGGTCACATGCACCCGTTACGCTTTCCCGGTGATCGCTGTGTTGCACTGTACAAACGCGATAAGGACGCATCTGCCGCTCTTGCAGCTAAGTTAGCGAGCAAAGTACCAGTATCGTTACCTAAAACTGGCGTAACGTCAAAAGAGCTTTCAAAAACTGAGCCACCACTTAAACTTTTCGACATCGGCAAACCCGCGAACTATAAAGCAGTAGATCGTGCAATAGGTGCTAACGTCAAAGGTAGTGCGCTTTGGTGGAATGGCAAAGTTACACTTTCTGACAAACTATTGAGTGATGGTACATTCAGAAACGTTGATGGCATGGTACTTGTTCGTGCGCGACTTGCGAATAGTGCTGATCCGAAAGAACGTGATCTCGCTTTCAAAATACTGGTACATGAAATGCTGCATAGTCGTTCACTCGGATCAGGTAAAAATGCTAGTGGTTATAAATTGGGTTTAGGTTGGGAAGAAAGTGTCGTTGAAGGATTGTCACAACACTTTCTAGAAAACATTGCAAAAGATGCAAAATACACATTTAATGATTTAGCAGCGCTAAAAGCAACGTACGCTACACATAGCTATAAACCTTGGTTAGATCCATTAAAAGCCGTATTTGATGATCTCGACTTAGATCACGGCGATACATTAATACTACTTTTGAATAAGCGTATCGATCAACGTCAAACGTATATAAAAGAAAAATTGATTACAAAATACGGGATAGTAGACGGAACCACGCGCTTTGATGTACTTAATGCGAAACTCCAATGACGCAAAACGAACTTATCAACAAACTTTTAACGGCACGGTCAGCGACGACCTATAAAACACTTGATCGCTACTTAACGCAACACAAAAGCGAAATTACACCAAAAGTGCGTGAAGCACTTGAAGCCTACGAGATGTATCGTCAAGTGTTAAAGGATACAAAATAATGCCACCTGAATTGCATCTGTCTGAAAAGGGACGCGCGCTTAACGCGAATAACGAAACCTACCTACGGCAGGCAGCGAAACTATTGGTCAAAGTGATCAAGAGTATCAAACAAGCCGATCCGTTTGACGCAATCGACACTGACGACGAAGACAGTGCAACCGATACAACAACTGCAAAAGAAGCCGGTACCTTTAATCAATCAGACACAATGACGTTGCTACAAGATGCTTTACGCAAAGCAATAGGCGGCAACGGCTATGATACGTACATCTGCGATGTATACGAAGATCAAGGGTACTTTGTCTATCGAAAAGGATACAGCGGCGGTTATTTCAAACTTGATTTTGCTATTGATACTAATGGCGTTGTAACACTTGGCACCCCTGTAGAAGTGGTCCGCAAAGTTACCTATATTACCCCATCGATCGCCACAAACGAAGCACTCCGCGAAACTGAACTGTTAGAGGATACTGTCCCTGTGCAATTGGTTGAAAAAGCCGTTGCCAGCGATGGTACAGTTATGCTCAAACTGATCGCGCCCGGCAAAGGCTCAAGCGGCTATTACACCTCGGAAGTCCTGAAACGTGATGGTCCGAAGGTCTTTAAAAAAGGACTTCATAACTTCATCGATCACCCGACACCACAAGAAGAAGCCGAACGCCCAGAAGGCTCGATTACCAATCTCGGTTCAACACTGGTTGAAGATGCGTATTGGCGCGATAACTATGTCGATCCGAAAACATCAAAAGATGCTGGGCCGGGTTTGTATGCGCGTGCCAAAGTTACACCTGCATTTCGTGAAACACTTGATACGATTGCTGATACAATCGGCACATCGATCCGCGCGTGGGGTCAAGCGCGAATGGGTCAAATTGGTGATTTCAAAGGGCCGATTGTCGAAACAATAAAAGGCGCAAAGAGCGCTGATTATGTCACATTGCCGGGCGCAGGCGGGAAAGTCCTTTCACTGGTTGAAAGCGCGCGTCAAGCGCAACAAAGGAGCAACGAAGATATGGGAGTAAACGAAGAAATCGCCGCGTTGCGTGAAACCGTGCAAGGGCTCTCTAGCCACTATACGGCAATGCGGGAAACGATGGCACGTACACAGGCACCTACGATCATTGCCGGTTTCTTGGCACCACATACCAATGTACCCGATCCGATCAAAGCGCGCATCACAGCCAAGCTCATGGGCAACATACCGTTGACTGAGAGCAAAGATGCAATCGATGTGGTTGCATTAGGGCCATTGGTCGAAGCTGCCGTGAAAGACGAGCTTGAATACGTGCAGCAACTAGGTGCATCAATGGGCTTTGGAGCAATCACCGGCTTTGGCTCCGCCGATCCGCTGACGGAAAGCGATCCGACGAAAACCGCGCAAGCGATCGAAGATGACATGGCCGAACTGTTTGCATCGCCGGTATTTGGTATGTCGGAAGCCGCCGCAAAGATCGCAGCTAAAGGCCGTTAACGAACGTAAATCGCGCGCGGCGTCTAACGCCCGATGTGTAGATCAGGAGCTTGAGCAATGGCGACAAATGAAGTCTTCGATCTTGGCAATGGCGGGGAAACGCTTTCATTGGCGGTAACACACCCCACTACACCGACAAGCGGCGCTCCAGTGCGCGCGGGTTTCCTCACCGGTGTTGCACAAACTGCCGAAGATGCAGCCGGCGATACTACAGTGGCGATTGGCTTGCGCGTTGACGATCTCAGTGTCAAGGCTGTAAACGACAGCGGCAACAGTGCGGTCGCGAAGTTTGACGCGCTTTTCTACACGGACGCTGACACACCGCCCCTCAGCAAGAAATCAAGCGGGTATTTCTATGGTTACGCACTTGAAACCGTTACAAGCGGTGCCACGTCAACAATCCGTGTGTTACATATTCCAAGCGGTAGCGGTACGTTTGGCGCAGGTGCTATTGGTGAGACGGCATACGCAGATAATAGTGTATCTGCACGCGCGTTGACCGATACACTAGCGACAGGTTTCATTCCGCTTGACATTGGATCGTTGCGGATCATCGCGGCTAACGTGATCGGCAACACATCGGAAGGTATGTTGCTTGACGGCAATACCGCCCCGTCGTTGCAACGTGTCAACGGTGCCACTGACAAAGCGATGCGCGTCATTTGGGCTGCATCGTCGTCAGTCGAAGTACAATTCCCGCCAGTGCCGAAACCGCCCGATCTTGATGGCACTGCCGATCTTACCGTGCATTTGATGCTTGGCAAAGATACGAACACTGATACCACCGTGACGGTTGACGTACAAATTTTCGATGGCGTGGGGGATACCGAGGCCGGTAGTGCAACTGCTGCGCTTGCGGCGGCTGCGCTTAGTGAATATACGGGTACCATTCTCGCTGCCGATCTTGCCGAAGCACCGGGGTTTTTGAACATCTCCCTAGTACCAGGAGCACACACAACCGATGCAATTTGGCTGCACGCCGCTTGGATCGAATACACTCGTAAGTAATCGCACGTTTGATCGATAAAACGCGCGATCACGCGCGCCATTGAAGGAGTATCGATAATGGATTTTTTAGAGCTAATCGAAACCTATAGCGCGCGTGAAGCCAGTTTGGATCGATTGTACGCGCGAGAGGGGCGCAGCTTGCACCGGCGCGGCAATCCCGCGTTTGAAGGCCGCGTGCTGCGAACGATGCAATTCTTGCATGCGGCTGCTACGGGTGAGATACCGCATCATCGCTTGCATGAGGCAATGACGACAAGCGACTTTCCGCTGCTCTTTGGCACCGTATTGCAACGGCAAGTACTCGGTAACTATCGCGCATGGCCGTCAACTTGGCGAACGATCGCCAAGATCCGCACGGTACCCGATTTTCGTTTGGTCGAAACCGGGTACCCGATGCTGGGCGGCGATGGCATCTTGGAAGAGGTTAAGGAATTGGCGCCGTATCCGGCGGAAGCACTAGAGGAGCAAGCGCCGTTCACGTATAAGGTCAAAAAATACGGCAGACGCATGCCGTTTACGTGGGAAGCGTGGATCAACGATGTGACAGGGCAGCTCAAAGACGTACCAAAGCGCTTCGGCGTTGCGGCAATACGTTCAGAGCAACACTACTTCACATCGTTGTACGTTAGCGCCGCAGGACCGCGATCCACTGTTTACACATCGGGCAATCGCAACCAAGTGATCATCGCGAACGGCGCGGTTGCGAACAATCCTCCACTATCGATCGCCGGTTTGCAAGATGGGTTTACGGTACTCGCAAATCAGCTTGATCCGGCAACGAACGAACCGATCATGCTTGATGGGGTAGTACTTGAGATCCCACCAAATCTAGAAATCACCGCGCAAAACATTCTCAACGCGACACAAATCATCATCGGTGCTGATAGTGCCAATGAGCGTATTTTGACCGGCAACTGGATGAAAGACAAGGTAAAACTTGTTCTCAATCCGTCACTGCGTCAAATTAACACCACAAACGGCGCAACCGCGTGGTATTTGCACGCAACCGGCGAGGTGCGACCGTTCATTGAAGCTGCGTTTCTTCAAGGGCACGAAACGCCCGAAATGTTTATGAAGTCACCCGATGCGGTGCGTATCAGCGGCGGCGGTCTCGTTGATCCCACCGCCGGTAGTTTCGACAACGACAGCCTTGATTTCAAGATCCGTCACATTTTTGGCGGCATTGTCGTTGACGCGCTGGCAAGTGTCGCAAGCGAGGGCGACGGTACCTAATTTGCAGCAAGGCGATCGGTGGCGTAATGTCGGTTAAAATACCCAAAAATGTCACCGATCGCTACGCTATATATTGCTTTATCAAGGGAGGATAGCATGGCTGTAAACTATGACAGTCTACTTGAGATCATCACACAAGCGTCAAACGCGCTTGGCCGCGCGAAAGATGCACTGCTCAAGGAAAAAGAGCGCGCGGACAAACCCGCCGAAGAGGAGCGCTTGACTGCTGCGCAATGGGCAGCTCGTGACGCAGCGATCAATGCAGAGGTGCGGCAAAGTCGTGCGGATGTACGTAACGATCTGCGTATCGCGGCGACGGTTGCCGATACGCCGCCCGAAACTAAATCAACGCCCAAAGCGAGCAACAAGAGCAGCTAGTGCTTTCCAGGGTGCAAAATGTCATGCGCGTTAGGTAGTGTTAACGCGCATGACAAATAAAAACAATGACAGCAACATACGATCTGACAACCCCTGTCGGCAAAATTCGCCTTAACACATTTGGCGATGATACCGATAATCCAATTTTCTCTGATAACGAGCTACAAGTATTTTTCGATCAAGAAGGGCACATTAAACTCGCGGCTGCACGAGTATATCTTGTCGTAGCCGGTCGTGAAGCGTTAATACAAAAAGTTCAAACAAATATGGGTTTGACCACCGACGGTGCTAAACTAGCAGATGCGTTTCGACAATTAGCAAAAACCCTTAAAGACGAAGTTAAAGAAGAACAAGCTGCCGAAGATGCGGCAAACGATGCAACCGGGTGGGATAGCGCTGAAATAAATGTTGATACAAATACCGCCACTGATATTTGGTTAAATGCCCGATCGCGTTTGCTATGAAACTCAGTGAACAGAAAATCATACATCCGCAGCGTATGCGCAATTTAACCGAAGCGGGGCATTTTCCGTCACTTTGCTTAATTGGTAATGTGCAAGCAACACAAGATGCAGCAAATCAACCGATTGATGTATTCGTACCGCACCCCGGAATGATTGCAATACCGTGTAAAGTTGAGCCCACTGGTGGCGCAGAAACACGCGGTCGGCAACAAACGGTTGAATTAAATCAATGGTTGATTGGTTTGGCGGGGTATTTTCCGCAAATTACACAAGATGATCAAGCTAACGTGGACGATGTTATTTATAACATCATGCGCGTTGCACACGACGATCACGAAACGGCAACGTATCTAACATGTGAGATTGTGTCGTAATGCCGCCATCGATGTACATCAAAGATGCAACACAGCTCCACGAAGCGTTCAAAAAATGTGATCAGCTTACACAAGCCCGTCATTTAAAGGCCGCCGTAACGGTCGGCTTGCTCCCAATTCAAAATCAAGCAATCGAAAATGCACACCGTGTCACAAGTACCCTAGTGCGATCGATCCATACTGAGATCATTGAAGCTAGGGAAACCTATTGCGAGGGCGTTGTAGGAACTAATCTCGACTATGCGCGACGTGAAGAGATGGGTTTCACCGGGAGTGATGCGCTTGGCAGAGAGTACAATCAACCGGCGCACCCGTATCTTCGACCTGCATTCGACACACGCCGCCGTGAAGCTGTAGCTGAAATGGGCGAAAGTCTTCACGATATTTTAATGGTTTTGGTTGCGTGAAACGTGTGCAGGGTACAGACATGCACATGTAGAATAAAAACGATCGAAAAAATATTGTACATGTATATATCTGTACGCTTCACAGATTGAACATCGATCATGTCAATTCTCACCGGCTTGGTTTTACATCACAATTCGCTCACAAGCTTGACGGCTTTGGTAGCAAATCGTGCCTACCCAGTGGGTGTAGCGCCACAGTCACCGACGTATCCGTATTACACATTTCAACTAATCTCGACACCCGATCATATCAGTTCGCACCAGGGCAATAGCCGATTAAAACAGGTCCGTATTCAATTTTCAACCCGCGCAAAAACCGCACTTGAAGCCGATGCGATTGCCACTGAGATCATTAGCGGGTATGTCGGTTTTGCAGGCATGATGGGCGATGTATACGTGAGTGGTATTCGACTGGCAAATGACATGGACGATTACGAGCCGACGACGAAAACCTACAGCCGTTTGATCGATCTGCTCATGTGGGTGAGACCGGCGTTGTAGGGGCTGCGCGTCATAGGGTGCCGTGTGACAGCACCGGAGCTGCACGAAAGGGACTACTCTGGTGCTGGCGCCTAGACCATTCACAGCACTAATGAAATACCGCACTTCAAAGCCAAGTCCGATGTGTGGTTCAAAAACACTTTACGGGTTACAGTGCGTCGTATTTTTTAAGGCATTAGAAAGCGGTTTCTAAGGTCTGCTAAAATCAATAATGATTGATCTGTAAAGTATTATCGAAGGAGTTACACCGATGGCACGAGGAGCAATTACACCATTTACGCCGCTCGGTTCGTATCCTACTTTGCCGCTGGTAGCCGGTAGCGCTACAGTTGTCCCTACGGCTGCCGATGCAGTTAATCTGAACGCGGCTGCATTTGGTGATGCTGAAATGTTGCTGGTTGTCGCACTCAACACCGATGTTGCAAACGCGCGTACGATTACGATTACATCGGTTGCAGACGCACGCGGTCGCACCGGCGACATTTCAACGTATAGCATTGCAGTTGCGCCGGGTAGCGGTGAAAGCAAAGTTGCAATCTTCGGCCCCTTCAAACGCGAAGGCTGGATACAAACCGATAAGCGGTTGTATTTTGAAGCGAGCAACGCAGCGGTAAAGTTTATCGTCGTTAAACTTTAGATAGTGCCAAAGGGAGCATAAATCATGACCTCACAAGCTGTTAACGCTTTTGGCACGATCTTATCGATGAATGGCACCGAGATTGCCGAAGTGCGATCGATCGGTGGGCCTAAATTGTCGCGCGCTACTTTGGAAGCAACACATCACACATCAGAGGATATGTGGCGCGAGTTTAAGAAAGGTTTGAAAGACGGCGGTGAAGTTTCAATGGAATTGAATTTCATGCCGTTTAACACTTCGCATCAAGCCATTTTGGCGGATTTCAATGACGATACAACGATTGCCGCATGGGTCATGACATTCCCTGATAGTGGCGCAACGCAGTGGTCATTTGACGCAATTGTTACCGCGTTTGAACCGTCGCAACCGTTTGACGAATTGCTAACCGCGAGTGTGACGTTGAAAGTCTCTGGCAAACCGACACTCGCTTAATTGGTTATCGATCGAAGGAGCTAATACAATGGCCGTTGTTACACGCAAACAGCTTGATGAAGTAAAGCTCAAAAAGGAGCTTGTAGACGTACCGGAGTGGCGTACACCAGACATGGCACCTGACGATGTGCCGCAAGTTTGGGTACGTGAATTGATGGCTGATGAGCGTAATCTGTACGAAAGTGCAATGTTCAAAATGGAGGGTGCTGGAAAGAAAGCAACGCCACATATGAACATTCGCGGCGCAACTGTTCGATTAGCGCAAATGGGCATGATCAACCCTGATGGCAGTCAACTGTACTCCGCAAGTCGTGCAGATACCGAGGCGATCGGAAAGCTACCTGCTGCTGGTTTGGAGCGCGTTTGTAGTGTCATTATGCGCCTTAGCGGCATTACAGACGAAGATGAAAAGGAACTGGAGAGACTAGCAGCAAATTTTCAGAAGAAGGAAATAAACGTTTCTGGCACAAGTTGACACTCGCGATCGGCGGTTGCACAGTGCAAGAGCTGCAAAACCGCATGACCGCCAGCGAGTTTCAAGACTGGAAAGCGTTCTACTTGTTAGAGCCGTTCGGATCGTTGCGCGACGATCACCGCGCTGGTACGATTGCTGCCGTTGTAGCGAATGTTCACAAGAAAAAGGGTACAACGAGCTACAAAGCAACGGATTTCTTTCCGCCCTATCAACCGCGTGTGCAAGAGTGGCAAGACCAATTACGCATCGTTGAAATGCTCAATCAAGTGTTTGGGGGGAAGGATCTACGGCAAAAGCCGGTTGATTGAAGGTCAACCGGCTTTTTGACTAGGGTTACATGAGTGTTCTTGCAAAATTGATTGTCGGTTTGGGCCTTGACGCTTCCGAGTATGACAAGGGCCTTGACGGTGCTGAAAAGAAAGCTGACGGCTTTGGATCAAAGCTGGGCGGCTTTCTTGGCAATGCCATGAAACTGGGCTTGGCTGCTACAGCCGGCGGTGTGGTAGGCGTTATTGGCGCAATTGTCAGTGGTGTTGCCAGTAATGCAGAGTTTGAACGCTATGAAACGCAGTTTGGCGTGTTGCTCGGTTCAACCGAGGCGGCGCAGCAAAGATTAAAAGAATTAGCTCAGTTTGGTGCGTCAACACCGTTTGAACTACCAGAAGTTGTTAAGGCTGATAAAATCCTACAGGGTTTTGGCTTGCACTCGCTTGAAGCGGCTGAAAAGTTTGGTTTCAGTGGCGAGCAAATTAGAACGATTGCAGGCGATGTCGCAAGTGGTACAGGCTCTTCGTTTGAAGAGATGAGCCTGCTGTTAGGTAAGTTTAGTGCAGGTGCTACCGGTGAAGCGATTTCGCGCATGGCTGAGTTAGGTATTGCGAGCCGTGCCGATCTCGCCAAGATGGGTTTGGAATTTGATAAATCGGGCGCATTGCTATCGCCATTGCCCGAAGCAATGGAAGTTGTCCTAAAATTGATGCAAGAAAAGTACGGCGGCATGATGCAAGCTCAATCGAGTACGTTTGAAGGTATGGTTTCAAACATGCAAGATTGGGTCGCTGGTACATTGCGCACCATGTCAGCACCGATTTTTGAAGTTGTAAAAGAAAAACTCGGTAGTTTGCTAGCATACTTGAACGATCCTGCAACACAAGCTGCGCTGGCGAGTATCGCGGTTGCTATTGCTGATGGTGTAGGCAAAGCGATAGACTGGATTACGAACGTCGGCATACCGATGTTTATGACCGCGTGGAACTCGTTCAATGCGGGTTTACAAACCGTAACTGAATTTATCAATACTAATCTGGTACCAGCATTTAATGTGTTTGTTGCATTTGTACAAGATCACACAGGACCAATCCTTGCCGGGCTTGCTGCGATGCTTTTGACCGTTGTAGTACCGGCATTCATTTCATGGGCCGTAGCAGCAGGTAGTGCGGCTATCGCAACCGTGATCGCACTTGCGCCTGTCATTTTGATTGTGACCGCAGTCGGTGTAGCAGTCGGCTTGCTCTACGCAGCATGGGAGAGTAACTTTTTAGGTATTCGTGATATTGTAACTGAAATTTGGAATAGTTATCTTGCACCGATCTTTAATACGGTTGTTGCTTGGCTAAGTGAAAATATCCCGATTGCTTTACAGCGGTTGTCCGATTTCTGGCAAAATACGCTGTTACCCGCAATTATTGTTGTTCGCGACTATTTGGCAGATGTTGTTATACCCATGTTTGTCAACTTTGTGTCAAATACGATTGCGAATGTCAACCGAGGGTTACAAGTACTCGCAAATTTCTGGACATTGACACTTAAACCCGCTGTAATGGGTGTGTACAACTTTTTTAACACATATGTTATTCCGTTGTTTGATGCGTTTGCTAAAGTTAAGATGGCGGCGCAAAATCTTGCAATGCGAGCACTTGCCGAAGTATGGACAGGTACAGTACTTCCTGCAATCGATAAGGTTGCGAAGTTTGTCGAAACCTATGTCATACCAATCTACGAGAAATTTACAACTTGGCTCTTAAACGTCAAGAAACAAGCGTTAAGAATGGCATTTTTCTTTCTTGGCAACGTTCAACCAATCTTACAGGCTTTGAACGGCATTATCGAGCAGAAAGTCATTCCTGCATGGGAATTGTTCGATACTGTGATGGGCGGTGTTGCCGATGCGGCAGGATATATTGGCGATGCAATTAGTGGCGTTATCGATTGGTTAAATGATTTAGCATCAGCAATTGATAGCATTTCAATTCCCGATTGGTTGCAAGGTCACTCGCCGCCACCATTGGCGAATTGGTTTAGTCACATTGCAACAGCAGCAAAATCAGTCAATGCTGAGTTTGATCAGTTTAATCAAAAACTAGCCGATGGAAAGTTGATCATGCCTCAAATGCCCTTTGGTGTTAATGGTTTGGCTACGGAAAATGGACAAAATATAACAAATTTGAACATCACAGCGAAATATAAGCACCAGGAAGAACGCACGATCCGCGATGAAATGAAGATGCAAGCGATGCTTTTAGGCATCAAACCCATGGGATAGCACTATGCGATACCAGTGGCTTTATGGTACACATACCTATGAATTAAGCGATAGTCAACCGTTTGAAGTGGTTGAAATCGACGGAATTGATAGCGCTGCTGTAACGGCGATTACAGAGCAAAGTCCCTTACAGCATGGCAATACTGATAAGGGTATGGTATTACAACCGCGTATTATTCAAATGGTGATACAAGCGCCCAATAACCCACCGACATATACCACTGAAATAAACCGTAAGCTTTTCAATCGCATTTTTGGGCCTAGTCAAATGTTAGGTCGTTTTCGTGTAACCTACGATAGCGGAGATGTGTTTGAGATTGTTGCACGATGTTTGGGCAATTCAGGTATGGGCCGGAGTTTAGAAAAAGATATTTTGGTACGTGCTGGCGTAGCACTACAATGCCCCTCACCACTGTGGTACGACCCTGTGATGAAATCGATTGCGTTTGGTATTGCTGCCGGTTCGACAGGTTTTACAGTTCCCACACCGGTACCGACGTTTGTGGGGACAAGTACCCTTGATCAGACTGTTACACTAACGTATGACGGTACATTTCAAGAGTTTCCAATTATTCATGTATACGGTCCTATAGATGATATGGTCATGACGAACTTAGCGACCGGTCGCAAGATCGATCTAAACGGTACCTTAGTTGCCAATGGCGATTATTACACCTTCGATCTGCGCTTTGGTCGCAAGTTTGTATATCGAAATGGCGTTACAACTGACCTGCGCACTGCCGAAGTGACTACTGACAGTCAACTGGCAACATTCGCAATAGAAGCCGATCCGATTGCAACAGATGGCATTAATCCGATACGATTTACCGGAACTAGTGTCACAAGTCAAACACAAGCGTATATGCAATATTATGATCGCTACAGTGGTATATAGGAGTTAGGGCAATGGCACAAGAGAGTATGCTTTGGAATACAACCGGTACAGGTCATGGGCCGGCTGGGGGCTACACACAAGCGCAGTGGCTTGATTACCATCGCTACCTATTCACACCTGATACAGAAGCTACGGCATTTGTGTTGCCGCGCAAGGGCAATAAGCTTGCTGTAACAGCGGCTGCATCGGCAGTTAATGTTGATACGGGTGCTGCACTCGGATACGGATTTTTCTTTAAAAATACCGCATCGGTTAACTTGCCGATTACAACCCCGACACTCGGCACAACCGGCCTGATCGTCGTAGTTCGTGCAAATTGGGCAGCGCAAACTGTAACGGTCGAAGTGGTACGTGGTTCGAACGGCGTTGCAACGATACCGACACCGACACAAACGCCCAATACAACCTATGAATGTGTATTAGCCGAAGGGACGATCACACCAGGCGGTGTAGTAACATTAACTGATCGAAGAGGATATTTAAGTCCGGCAATCGAAGTAATCGCCGCAATGATCGTTGATAATGCTGTAGGTAATGCTGCATTGCGAGATAGTGCTGCATTATCCGTCATCGGTCGAAGTGCAAATAGTGCTGGAGATCCGGCTGATATTGCAGCCGGTACTGACGGCTATGTACTACGTAGATCAGGTACTACGCTTGGCTTTGGGCAATTGGCACTTGGCGGTATACCTGATGACTTGTTGACGGCAGCGAAAATGGGCATCGGTGCGATTAAAATGGGCAATCGTAAGGGCGGTAATGCGAACGATTGGTCATTACCCGGTACTGTCAGTTACGCTACGGGTTTAATTCAATTTGAGTTTGGTGTGTGTACATCTACTGGATCATTTTTAACGGTCAATTTCAGCGTGCCGTTCACGAATAAACCCGGCGTTATTTGTAGTATTATGCAGGGCGGTTTTGCAACGCCACCTACGGTATATTGTACAAGTGTTTCAACTACACAAGCAACATTCGAAGTCATGAGCACAACAGGCGCGCTAGTCGGCGGTATTGTGTTTGCATTTTTAGCGATAGGACCGGCATAAATGATAAAGCTATTCATTGCAGTGTTCATTGCAAGTGTCTTGCTGCAAAGTGATACACTGGTGTTGAATTGGTCGTATCCGTTTAACGATAGCACATATCGAACGTATTCGACACATCTTGCAGAGATTGTATACATCTCTGAATTAGGCACAGATGGCTTTAACGATTTTGAAGGCACGAGTACACTTGTGACATTATACGGCGATGCAGATGAAGGAGATGTACACATAAAACGGTCGCACCCTACGTGCTGGACATTGACAATTAAAACTGACTATCCGCTAATGGATCGGGTAGAACGTGATTTTCTACCATGTTATGAGCGGTATGTACCATTGGTATTAAGATAATGGCCGCAAGTGCATACATCAAACTCAAGAATGGTACAACCGGCGCTGTGAAATCTATTATCACGGCGGCGGGTGCAAACATACCACCGGACGTTGACGGTGCAAACGGCTTTCTTGATCTCGTCTGGCATAAAAAGCGCAATGATGTACATTACTGCGATTTTATACTCGATTACGACAGCCCTGATGTAGCATTGTTGAGTGATAAAGATCAGATCGAAGTAATTCGATCCGATTTCGAATTGGGGATTGCTGAGTATACCAGTTTTGACGGTTTATTCCGTGATGAATGGGTATACTTTGACGACCGTTTAATGAAGTTTAAAGCGCGTGCGTTTAGCTATGAGCATTTGTTAACTTGGCGCGATTTGGATTTTCACAGCGGCAAAGCAAACTATACGAAATTTACAACGGCGAAAGCCGAAACGATCTTAAAACGTTTGGTTGAAACAAACCTTGCGGCGAGTGCAACCGTCGCGAACGGTCGTAGCATATCAGGTGTTATGACAGGTTTTAGTGTTGAAGCTGATAGTGCGCGTGGGAATACCCTTTCAGTTGAAATATCCCATCAAAATCTACTAGACGCACTCAAAAAAGTTGTAACAAGTGCCGGTGGTGGCTTTAAGGTCACACGAACGGGTTTGACAACATTTCGCTTTGATTGGGTTGTGCCGACCGATCGAACGACAGGATCAAATGCAGTTATTTTTTCGCTTGAAAACGATAACATGGGCAGCCCTGAAAAAGCTACGGAACGATCATTAGAGCGAACTGTCGCAATTGTCGGCGGCGGTGGTGAAGACGATCTCAGGGTACGGCGTCCGATTACAGGACCGAACTATAATGCGTCAACTAATCATATCGAAATGTTTGTAGACGCTCGTAATGCTGGTACTGATACTACAATACTTGATGGCATTGGTGCGATTAAACTGCAACAAACAAAACTAAAAAATATAATCAGCTACGATGTGTTACAAACTGAAAAAACACAAGTAGAACGTGACTATTTTCTAAGTGACAAAGTAAAAGCAATCTTTGCAGGTGTCGATCAAGCCCAATATGTTGACGAGATCATTTTTGCGTATCGAAGTACCGATCACAAAGAGCTTGTCAATGTAGCAATGGTTGACGTATGACATATCTAGATTTTGCAGATAAATTAGACAAACTAGCGCAGCAGGTACAAGAGCTGCGAAGTATTGGGACACCCGGCGGCTACACCAGCAATGCCGTGCTTTTTGGTGGCTCAAACGGTAAAGCAACGCATGATGCAACAAATTATGTTTGGGATAACACGAATAAGCGTTTAGGTATTGGTACAAATGCACCAGCAACACCCTTGCATGTGAAGTTTACCGGTGGTAGTGTAGTAGCTGCGCGTGTGGAGCAAGTCAGTGCTAGCGGCGATACGTTACTAGATTTGTTCAGTAGCGACAGTAGCATCACAAGCGGTTCAAACTTTCTACTAAGTAGAACCGCGTCAACGACACTGGCGCAAATTCGTGGGGACGGCGCAATACTCAGCAATCATTCGCTTAATGTCGGCGCGATCGGTAGCGAATTAATCTATGCACAGGGGACAATTGGTACAGCGAAGCTTCAAGTCATGACTACCGATGCGCGTATGTTCATTTGGGCTGGGCAAGCCGGTGTAACTGCTTTTGCAGGGGGTGTGGGCTTTAATTGGCGACAAGCTAGCGGTTCGGCAATGGGCCGACAGGATACGGGTACAGGGGCTTCATACCTACGTTTGGCTAGCAATTCTGCCGATATTAATGTCGTAACAACGGCTGGTGTGGTTGTCCCTGTGCAAGTATGGTCTAGCAGCGGTGGCGCGCCAGCATTAGGTGTATTTGGTGCGGCGGCGGCAACACAACGTACTAGTGGTGCAAACTTGACGAATAGTGTGACGGCTGGCGGAACCGATGATACAATAACCAATTGGACCAATTTAACAACCTATAGCACCGATGCAGCCGCTATTCGTAATGCAGTGTATCAACTAGCGCGCAAACTCAAACAGATCAATGACGGCTTGCGCACATTAGGCTATTTTACGTAGAGGGAACCGATGGAAGAACAAAAAACAACCGTTGAACTATCACCGGGGGAGCTACAAGCGTTGTTAGAGCTTGCAGGACTTGCAGCACCGCGTATGTCAACGGCTGAAAAGCTCTACTATGATGCTTTGCTATCGCGCATGGCGCAAGAACTTGCAACGCAATCAGCAATTTCCGAAGGCATTGTAACGGATTGAATAAAGGGGGAAACGAAATGGTACCACAAGCAACATTGGTACGCAGCGCGTTACTACAGCCCGAAAACACACCCACCCAAGGGGTTAAGGTCATCGTCGGCGGCGACGGCACGCGCTTCTTCTTAATAAAAGATGTGGATCACCACTGGGGGTTGTGGCAAGGGACGAGCGTAGGGATTGAAGAGGTATACGTGCCTCTGCCGGGGTTGAAACACAGCGACATAGGTGCTGTTATTCCTTGGGACGGTACAATGGTGATTTATCTTCTTTCGCGGTATGTTTTTGGTACACAAACGTATCACCCATTGCATCATATTGAACTGACGGCACCACAGTTCAAAGCACCTGTTTGGCGCAGCGATCTTGATCCGCTTCGAGCGCAGGACCTTGCGCTGAGGCAACAGGATACCGCGTTTACAGTACAGAACACTGCACTAAAACAACAAATTGCGGCACTTGAAGCACGCATCAAGGTATTAGAGGCAAAAACTACACAACCGCACGATGAAGCATTAGCCGTGCAGCTCGCAACACTAGCGCAACGAATATCGAACGCGGGTACGGCCCTTAAAGGAGAGTAAAAATCGACTTTGTGACAAGCGGTACACACTCTTGGCCGGAAAAGTTAGGCAAACGAAACCCCTCCGATCTTCGGAGGGGTTTTGAATGTACCAGGTAGATTTAGGAACGGCTAAAAAATCGGCGGCCGCTAGTCGAATGACGGTATGTCAGTGTACCAGCGAGTAGGGTAGCTGCTGTCAGGCAAGCGTTCAATGTCCGCTTTCCACCGCACTTCGGGATAGTACAATTCTCCCATTGTTACCATAGTTGTCTCCATCAATTCGGCAGTGTGATCTGCATCTTCGATTGGGCACTCAGCTATGATGCTATCGTGCCATGTGCCGCATACCATTATACCTTCATTGATAAGCGAAACGATTGATAGATTTGTCAGCGTTGCCGCACCGGATGCGATAGGCGCGTGGACACATGCTTTTTTCACTTCGTCAAGAGTTTGATCTGTGATCAACGGGAAGCGCCGTTTAAAGCCAAAACGGGTTTGCACAAAGCCCCTAGCACGCGCTTTGCGAAACTGTTCCATTTTCCACGCAGCGGCGACCTTTTGCTTTTCGCGTTTGATTGCCAGCACTGTAGCAACAAACTGCAATGGTATTTTGCCTCCGAGCATCGACCAAATACCGTACGGACCACCTTGATATATCTCACCGAAGTTGACGTTCTTTGCAATCGTTCTGATTTCTTTACACAACTTGCATGCTTTGGTAGCTGTCCAATCATCATTATGATCGGTCAAAAAATGATGCTTGAAATAGTCAGCTAACCCCGGCGCGATCATCACGGCGGTAACGTCGTGCAAGTCCTGATCGTTGTTATAGGCTTCAAGCATCGTCGGTTCTTTGCTTTCCGCAGCAAATACCCGCAATTCAGCCTGTGAATAGTCACCAATGATCAAGACGTTGCCCGGCGCAGCAATAAACGCACCGCGAATTGCGCCGCCGTATTCGTCGTCACCGGGACGAGGTATACCGTGCATGCCATCGGTTGCCGATAGTCGATTTACCTCTGTTCCGTGTACTAAGTAATTGATATGAACTCTATCGTTTACATCGGCCATACGTAGCACGTTGTTAACGTATGTGCCACGTATTTTTTCAATACGTCGATATTGAAAGAGTTTTTCAATAAAACCGCTGGTATCGTTTGGCTGCAATGATAGAAGCGCTTCTTCGGCAGTGGAACGCGGATCGGTTTTGAAACCTAGTTTTTTTGTATGCTTCAATTTGAGCACATCATACAAAAATACTTGTACCTGTTGCCATGATCCTGGATTAAAGTCATCACGTATTTTCGCAATACAACGCGCATAGGTCGTTGCATTTTTGATCCATGTAGCTTTATCGTAAGGTATCGGAATGTTGCCACGTTCAAGCCATGCTCTTACACGAGCTGCAACTGTTTGCTTTAACGGTTGCGCCAAACCGACTAAGCGATTGCCTAGTATTGCACGTAAAAGCTGCAAGTATGGTATGTCCACACGGATACCATTTGCTTCTACACGTTGAATAGCATTTGCTACTGGCATGAGTACATTAGAAAACGGCCATTCGTACAAATCTTCCGCTTGAAGATCAGTTGTCAAGCGTTCGCGCAATTCAAGTGTAGCAGCAACATCGATTGCCAAATATTCATACAATCGCTCTTTTGGTACCATGCCATACCGTCGAGCCTCTTTTTTGATCTTGTTCTTTTCAAACCACGATGTTACTAGTCGATATTCGTAATCATCGTCACAATTAAGATACTGTGAGACAAGTTGCTTTAAGCCGTGCGTTCCTGTTTCTTCATTCAACGCATAATGCGCAAGCATTGTGTCAAACGCAACAGGGACATGATCTAAATGTATCTGTGCTAAAACATGTTGATCAAACTTACCGTTATGTCCCACAAGCTTTCCACGTTGCATAGCTGCGATGACACTACCATATACATGTGCATCTGTTATTAACATCTCAGTAGGGATCACTACAACGCGGTTTTTTTGCCATGATAAACCAAGTGCAAGCATTGGATCGGCTTGCTGGGCTGGCGTATCGTACCACTGTAAACCATCACTTTCAACGTCAAATGATAACCACGTATTTGGGGGCATATGATTAAGATGCTCGATTACACGATGCTTATTACTGTCGTTGCACGGTATATAGCGCACAGCCGATGTGTCGAAACCTTTTTGACGACCGTCCAAACCTGACATCGCTTTGCGAATATCGGCAGTAAACTGTGTCATTGCACCGGCTTGACGCAACACGTACGCTGGGTGCCATGTGGGCAGCACTCGGTAATGCGCGACATCGTACCATTGCCCTCTACGCGATGTGATTGATCCGCCCTTACCGGCGGTTTTATGTGACAGTTCGTCCACAGCCTCTAATGCCGTGTTACCAAGTGGGATCAATACCCGCGCACCTGATGTATTTACATCGTGCGCAAGCCTTGGTAGACACGCAGCTACGGCTGCTACAGGCGGTGTCGCGTTGCCCTCTGGGCGGCATAGTACCGTATTCGTTCTGCCGACCGTTGCAGGGTCAACACCTGCTGCACGCAAAACGTGGTCTAGAAGCTGCCCAGACGGCCCTACAAACGGTTGCCCTTGTCGTACCTCGTCTGCACCAGGGGCTTCACCAACCACGAGTGCGTGCGCCTTCTCAGGTAGGTTTGAAGGCACGAAGGGGCGATCTTTCAACGGGCAATTCTCGCAATCGGCACACGGCGCTTTAGGCTGCATCTGGTATCTCCTTTACAGTATAGATCAAACCGACAAAACGCGGCGCTATTAGTTCGCCGTGGTATCCAGGTGTTTGTAGTGTTGCATACTCTTGCAAATGTATCGAAAATGGCAAGCGCAACGTTACGCAAGCATTTATAAACGGCTCGATTGCGTCTAAATTGGACAGTTCAAACGATGCAACGGGTTCGCCATAATCAACTGGTTTTACCATCTTTTTCGCTCCCGATTTCAATCTAGTGGATTACAGTATTCATCTGCGATCGATTTGTCGTCCAGATAGCTACATAACCGACGATAGATCAATGTACGCTGTACGTGCTTAAACGCATCGATCAATGATTGATTTGCCCATTCTTGTGATACTAATTCAGCCTCTACAATCTGTGTCCGTGCAGCTTGCGGGCTCGCAAAGTTAACAGACGTACAACCTTTACACCCCGCAAAGAGCTATGGACACCTAGAGTTTTCTAGTATCGTTTCGCAGTGCCGATCGCCCAGTTCATCAGTGCGATCCATCACAGGGCCGGCGTGATTGCACTGAGGGTGTCTATTACACATTGACGCGCTCCAATGCCTTTAACGTTATTTCGGTCGCGTATGTAATCAATTCGCGATCATTGATCAATGCTGTATAGGTATACTCCAATTTGGCTTTGTTCGGATCGGTCGAACGTTTCAAGATACCTTTGTCACAAAGCCGATTTGCAAGCGTTGCAACTGTAGTATATGCAACATTGATACCGTGATACACTTCGATATATTTTTGGATTATATGTATGTTTGCACCAGGGCTCGCTAGTACCGCAAGGTATACAGCCGCCTGCGTTTCGCCGCCTAAGAACATCGCAATACCGCCAAGCGCTAAATAGACATGTGTGATTTTGATCGGCATACTACCCCTGCTTTTCATTTGCTAGTATCGCGCCAGCAGCCGTCCAATCGGAATTAGTAAACTCCAGCCCGTAAACATTTCGGGCTTCGTCGCGTGAAATCTCTTTACGCCGAAGCGCTACAAGTTCCGCGATCAGTCCGTCCGTCCGTCCGCGCGAGACGGCCTGACCGGACGCCACAGAACCATAGGACACGGACGGACGAACGGACGGCGGCACCCATACCCGTAAATTCGTACCTACAGGTGCTTGCGCCATAGGCAACAGTCCTAAACGATCTAAGAGATGTATTTGACCATTGATCTCTGCTGTAGCAGGGTACTGTAAACCATTAAGACCTTCATAAAGCTGTTGCTTTCGATCATGAGCAGTTTCCTCTTTAGCAATCATTAGCTTGATTGCTTGTGGATCTAATGCAATGCGAAAGAAGTTTTTACGTAACGGTCCTGATAATCCTAGATCCTCCACGTTACCAGTTTGTGTCAGTAGGATCAAAGATATACCGATCTTTCGAGCACCACTTGACATGATTTCAACTAACAACGTCCAAGGGTTTTGTACTTTGCCCTTGTCTAGGTTTTGCTTGATCAGAAATGCTTCATCAATCAACACATTCAATCGATCGAAATGATCCTCAGCTAACTCTTCTCCAGTCAACAGGAGGTATTGATGTCTCTCATTGATCCGTGACTTATATTCTAGAAACAGTTCATTGATAGCAACTTTGCAGTCGTCCCAATCCTCGCCGCCACCGCGTCCGGCCAAACCGTACCAGTTGCTTGAATGCGGATCAATGACGAACAGATATTCTTTACCAGACTGCAAACGCGGCCACAGTATTGCTTTTGCGGTTACAGTCTTTCCCTCACCTGTTGACCCAGCAAGCATAATATGTGGTTGCTCATTCGCGATCGGCAACCACTGATTGTGACTAAGCGGTACATTTGCCCCTGCTACAGGGCTGTCTAGCAAATTTTGCTCGGTGTTTGAGGTGCTGGCAAGGGATAGTGCATTAACCCCCCGATAAATTTTGTGTGCCGCAATGGCTCGCTCTAGCACGAGGGCACTTTCGTACCGCGTATTTAACAGTCGTATATTTTCCGCTAGTGTTAACCGATCGAACAGATCAGCCGGCTCGTTGTCACCATATCGATTGAGTATTAGGTTTGCTCGGTTTGCCAGCGCATTTTCATAGCGTGTTCGTGTCCAAATGCGCAACAATACATTAATACTCATGAGTGCTAGTGGTACCAAAAAAGCAGCCAAAAAAATAAATGGCTCAACGGTATCTAAACGATCGCATGCTATGTAATGTGCGCCGTCACGACAATAGAAAAACTTCCAAATTGCATAAAAGATCCAAAAGACTGCAAATGTACCCGGTACTGCAATAGCCCAAACAGCGTAAACACGAAAATCAATCGGTTTCGGGTATGGCGGTCTGTAATCACGGCCATGCGTAAAACTATCGTGGTACCCGGTCTCGTTGTCCTGAAAAACTTCTGGGCCGCTTTTTGTAACGTTTACATTAGACATATGACATTTTGCTTTCCGAAGGGGGCAAACTATGACGTTTGCCCCCCTTCCACGATTACCTACAGCAGATCAGCAACCTGTTGCGAAGTGCCAGCGGGAAGGTACCGCTTCACGGAATTGCGCGGCGGGTACGGTTCCTGTGTTTCGGGATTGACACCCTTACCGGCCTGGATCACGACCTGGAGCGTTGCACTCTCGCCAAGCAGGCTTTCTGGGTTGATCTCGCCCTTGAATGTGTCAGCATAGCCCAGTGCCTCTAGAAGCTGCCGAACGCGCCACAGCGCGGCCTGCGTGAAGACAAGCTGATCGAAGATGGTCCGGTGATAGTACTCTCCATCATCGTCAATGCGCCAGCGCAACGAGATCATTGGGTTGCCGCTGCTCTTGCTCGTCGTGGCTTCTGCGTGGACGATCGTGCAACCGTACGTTGCAGCGGGAACCGGCTCGTCGCCCTTTGGCACGGACGCAAAATCGATCACAAACGGGCTTGCACCGTCAAGCGCACTGTTGCCGTACGGATCGCGGTTGTCATCGTTCGCAAACACGGACGGATCGATTTCGGCTGTTACTTTCTTGATTGCCATGTGTTTCTGTTGCTCCTATTTCTTGTTTCTGTTCAGTTTCGGCTATTGTATGCGCCGTGCATCACATCTATGCCTAATCCCCTGAGTTAAGTTGTGGACGTTAGATCATAGGCTTCTCCACTAGTTAGGCGATGTATGTGTAGCGCTTGCGCGCGTTGTTGTTTCGGCACCACAATGCAAACATACAAATATGTTTTCGTGCTTCGTAGTCGGATAGCGCTTTGTTTCAAGATAGCATCGGTGCCATGCTTTAGCATAGTGGTTTCCCACACGTTTGAAGAACCATTGACCTAATTGTTTCGGATCAATCATTGGTACTTTCGCTCCAGAGCATCAAGCAGCTTCGCAACAGTCGGATCGGCCATGTATACCGTATCATCAATGCGTATACCGCCCAGATGGTGTTGATCTTTTGCGTATGCAAAGCGGTTTTGCGAGAGCTGTGCAACAGTGTACTGTGCTTTGGTTTGCTTATTCACGTCAACCGCTACTTGCGATTTGTGGGCAAACCGAAGCACTGCAAGGGCTTCTCCTGGTAGCTCTATCACGGCTTGACCACTCAAACCCGGCTCAAAGTATGTATATGCAGTTTTCGCTTCTCCTGGTAGCAGATAGCGCTGCTCTGAGTGTTCCAGACACGATATCAGTACATGAACACTACGAAGCTCTTGAAGAAACGCGGTAGCAATTGTCAACATTTGACGTAGCACAGCAGCGTAATGCGGCCATTCTGCTTTTAGCGGTATATCGCCGGGTTGTAGTTCTTGACCTGTGACAATCGCAAAGCTCTTACGTTGAATTGCGGTTATGCCGTCAAATGACAGTGTTTTATAACCTGGTGTACAACCGAGCTGATCAACCATTGCATGATTGTCCGGTTGACCCTTTGCAAACCAATCATAGATCGCGTTAAGCTCTTTGAGCTTTTGTAATTTGAGTACATACGGTTTGCGACCGAGTGTACTCGGTTTCGTCGTGCTTTGTCGCTTTGTGAGCGTTTCGGGATTGCCCGATACGTCAATGTGCAACATCGGGTAACTGCGATCGTCGTCGCATGCTGAACCGAGAAACGTTGTTTTTCCGCTGCCCGGCTGCCCATAGACTAACACAGCCAGCGTTTCAGGTGTGTCTAGGTTGACGATTTGCACGTTTATTGCTCCTGTTGCTCAGTTAGCTGTAACAACGTTTGGTATGTCATTTCAGACATTTGAGCAATAGTCAAGACAATTGGATCTGTTGAAAACCTTGCCTTAATCCGATCAAGATCGCGTGTTGCACGCGCACGCCGAAGCGTACCTTTTAACAACCAGCGAAGAAAGTTGATCCAAAGCTTGTGAAGCATAGCTATCGCCCCTGATCTGCACACCAGCCGATACACACGTTTGTGTTTGTATCGTTGTCTTCGGTATGGATCTCAGTGTGCCACGAATTACCGTTTGATCCTGGTATGGTCTGTTGTATCGGTTGCGAGACTTGCATTATTAGCAAGATGAGCAAGATCAAGAGTATCCAATGGATTGGGAAACTGCGGCGTTCTTCATTCATCGTCGTTTGTCCTTTGGTGATAAGTGTTTTGAATAAAGTTGTCTTGGAGCAGCTTTTCGCTAAACTCGATTTGCCCTTGCTGCTGCGCTATACACGGCTCTCTGAAAATGCACCAGTTGCACCCAAGTTGACCGTGTTTGTAGATCGGAATTGAAGGCCGCGTCATCTCCAGAGCAACCGCGTACAATTCATCACGCGCGCTTTTGAGTTGTTGCTGAGAGCGGCGTATCATCACGCGCTCAAAAAACGGATTGCCGTTGTCAAGCAAGTGCTGTAAGAAATCGCCATATGTCTCTTGAATAAAATCATTGGTTGCAACATGACCGTGATGTGCTCTGATCGCAGCCAGATAATGCGCGAACGTCGTATCAATTTGCTTGTTCTGTGAGAGATAACCACTTTTCAACACGAGTGGTGATTGCGGCACTGCTTTGCGAATGAGGGTATAGATCACGCCAGCAATCGGTTGTCCTAAAAGCTCTTGCGCAGCAATACAATAGGCATCGGCTTGTTCTTCAAGGTCAAGCTGTTTTAAGCGTTGACTGATACTACGTGTTGTTTTCACTTCCCAGAGATACAATTGATCATCTTTTTTGTGTCGCACGATACCGTCAAAGCGTCCAGCTAGGCGCAAGCTACGTGCCAGAAAGCCGCGATTGGTACGCATCGGTACATCAAATGCCTGTTCGACGTTCAGAAAGTCTAGATCGTTGTCCTGAAACTTGCCACGATACGAACCGCGCCATTGCATATAATGGTTCAATATTTCGATACATAACTCGGTTTGCTCTACAATTGTTATGCGATTTGCAGCATAGATTGTGGGATATTGTTGTTGCAATTTGTCAGTTTCAGCGCGTACCAGCGCGGGTACCACGGTTATCGGATTTTCACCATAACGGTACAAACCGTCAAGCGCGCCGTGGATCACGCGCCCAGTGAAAAACGGTGTATAGATACCGATCGGTGTCAAATTGCGACGCAACAATGATGAATAATCCCACCTACGACGACATGATTTGAACGCTAATACATCTGAGATATGCAGTTCAAATGTTTTCAATACTTGTATCCTCTTTCCACGTTTCATGACGGATAACTTGATTTAATGTATATCGAGGTATATCAAATATTTCGCATAATGTAGTACGTGAGTACTCACCTGTTGACCACAAATCACGAATAACCCAAACATACAACCAATTTATTTTTGCTCTGCCGTTTTTTGTTCCTTTACGTGCTTTTTGTTCGGGTTTAGCTTGTCTATTTTTCTTGATACAATCTTCTATGTTTTCTTTTTGCGTACCATCAAAAAGATGTTTTGGGTTACAACATATCGGGTTATCGCAGCTATGGCAAACATTTGCTTTTGGTTGACCATTTGTCAGTGTAAACGCTAGTCTATGTGTCCAGTAAGAACCGTCACTTAATGTTATTTTCCCATAACCCGATTGACCGTAACCACGATCGAAAGGCCAGCACTCATCAATAGTTTTGACAGTTACCCTAGCCCAAAAACGATCTATGTCTTTTTGATTTGGCATTGATAATGCTCCTCTTTTTGCTAGCCGCCAGGGCCGATTTTCACGGTGAATGCGCTAGCGCTCAAACCGTATGCGAACCGTAAAACGGCTGAGTACTTCACCTAACTACCTCAGTTCACATCTAACATATTGCCTCCTAGTGCTCACAGAATACGTTCGATACCCTGTCGTGCGACACCCGTAGTATAGCCGATCTACGATAGGGTGTCAAGCATTATTTTGCCGCGTCCTGCTGGGCTCTGAGATACCCATTTACCAGATCGGTAGTAGACCATTTCGCACTGAGAGCCCGCCGTACCAGAGCGTCTATGGTTTCAGATCCATGAGCAGTCACTGCCTGGAGATACATAATCATACGCGGTTGTGTCGCTTGCAAATCGCGTTCAGTGCGATCCATGGCTTGTGCCATGGCGATCGATGACCAGTGTTGATCTAAAAAGACAGTGTTCCAAATGTGTCCTAAGTTTAATCCCTCTTTTGCTGCATCGATCGTTACAACCAATCGCGGTGTGCGCTCCATCTCGGTTGTGAGTGTTTCTATGCCGCCGACGTAGTACGGTATTTGGAGCATGTTTGCGATGCGAATTGCAGTATCGCGAAATCGAGTAAAGATCAGTAGCGTTTCGTTCGGGTTGTCATCGATGTATTCAAGCAACCAATCGATCTTCGCGCCGTTTTCATCAGTGCCAAGCAGTCTCGGATCTACCGCAGCCTGTTGCAATCGCAAGATACGACCTAGTACATTTTTGACTAAAAGTGTTTCACCCGTATCAAGTTTCAGATCCATTTCAGCTATGTCAATGATGCGTTGATATAATTCAGCTTGCTTGTGCGTCATTTGCACAGGTATGTACTGTTGTATTTTTGTCGGCAGTTGCGGTGCTACTTCTGATTTTAATCGTTGTACTAAATACGGCGCAGTGACGCGCGCAAACTTTGCACCGTCTTTCACACCTTTAATATTTTTTGCGCCATCAAGTTCTCCATCGAAATCGACATGAGCCTGAAAAAACGCCCAATAGGATCGGAAAATTTCAGGTCGAAGCCAATTGAGTATCGACCAAATATCTGCTGGATTTCTATCGTATGGTGTACCTGTTAAGGCGAGCTTGCGGTAGGCTTTGATCTTTTTCAATGCCGATGATCGCTGCGCTTTGCGGTTTTTGATACGATGTGCTTCGTCGGCAATCACAACTGCCCAAAAGGTCTTCGCTAGTATCTTTTGATGCCTGACTAGCGCTTCGTAGTGTGTAATGACCCAAAACGCTTTTCGACTGTTGAACGGTTGTAACAATTGAAAAGATGTATCTATGATCACGATGGGAGAGATTTGATCTTGATCTTTAATTTCTTCGTGCCATTGTCGTACCAGTGTTTTCGGCACGACTATCAACACTGGCGCGCTCATGCGCTCCATTAACACGCGCGCAGTTTCGATGCTCGTCACGGTTTTACCCAAACCGCGATCGTCTGCATTGAGCAAGTTTTGTTCCAAACCTTTGACGTATGGTAATTCCTGATACTTACGCAGTGTTTTCATCGTGTCAAACCCTTGTTAAATGCGCGTTGTTTTTTCGTGTGTCTGCGCTTCATTCCCTTGCGATTTGCACTATTAATGCACTTCGGGTAACTTGGCAACATTTTATCAGCTCTATGTGCTTGTCCGTTGTGTGATCGTTTCATAGTGTTTGCCCTCTATGTGTTAAAGCATAATAGCGCCAATGTCGGTAACTGTCGCGAACGTGGTTCGATGGTCCTAGCGTTTTGTAATGCTCGCGTGGGATCTGCGCACTTAGTCGAGCGTTCGGCTCTTGAAAATGGATCGCATGATGCAAGTTAAGCAAATGTGCATACGCCTCTACAATACCAATGATACGAACACTTGGAAACTCGCTACCAATTTGCGATTGCATAGTTATCGTATTGTTGAATAGTTTGAAGCGTTCCAAAATGATCAAGCCGATTTGATCACAGTACGTAACAAAAAAACGATGGAACCAAAACCGACTGTCAAATGTCACTTCTAATGCGGTATGTATGCTATAGGTTTCAGGATCGATCAAACCGTTCGGCACATTAAACGCTGTAAATCCAGTTGTGCCGCCAGGATCGATTGAGAGCGCCAAGCGTGTCATGGCATATCCTCTCTAACAAAACTACGCAATGCTAGCATTTGTTGTAGTTCTTTTGCGGTACACGTTATTTCATACCAATGGTAGGTAACAATCGGCTCTTGTCCCTTACGTCGTGTATATGTTTCGGTACAACGGGTTTTCACTGTAATACTATCAGAGTGCCGATCATATGCAAACTCACGTAAGTTTTTTTCTACAAGTACTAGGCTCTTATCCTGTATGTCCGGTGTACTGCCCTGTAGCTGTTCTATTTTCATAATTGTGTCCTATCGGGCGCGTGTGGCAGTTGCGTGCAGCACGCGCCCGCTGAAAGGGCTCTAGGCGTATTCTTGCAGCGGTATCATATTGCGATCGGGAACGGTCTCCTCTGAAACTAGGACAAGTGTTTTAAGACGTATATGAACATGCAAAAGTGTTTCATCTTCCATGAACGCACTCGTTTCGTTTTGCGCGTTCAGATAGGTCACCAATGCTTTGGGTGGGAGCTTGCGAAGCTGTTTGATCAGCTTGCCTACCGTGAGCGGTTTTGGTGCTTTCATTATGTGTGCTCCTTTACGGAAATCGTAGTTGTGTCGTCGGAAGCCAGGTTGCTGAGTAATTACCGGCTTCCAATGTGTCGCCTAGACCAATGATGCAAAATGCGATCGTTGCTCCTAGCGAATATGCGATCACACGCACCGGTACCGATCCGTTGCCGCCGTGCCATACTGCACGTATCGGCAACATTGGCTCATGCTGATCGGGCTGTGCAGAGTATTCAATCAGGCTCACGGTTTTACGCTCCCATCGTCATTAAAATGTTTGTTATATTGTTCGATGTGGTGAAGCATCGTACGTAGTTCGGTTTCGGTGAGTGTTACAGCAAAACCTTCGTATATCGGTTCACTCGGATCGGTTATCATGATAGTTGCGGTACACACAATACCAGCGTTTGGATCGGTTGACGTGCCAGTATACGTGATCTTACCGTTTGCCAGTACTTTGGTGGTAAAGCGCCTACCGTGACGTACCTTGTGCATGATCATTTCGGTTACTCCTTTGTCAACACGTCTGTCAAGTCGAGTGTGCCGTCAAGCAAGCGCTTGCCTAACTCGCGATTGATCGGAGTTTTCAGAAGTTGATTGAGCCGATCGTTGAACTTGATAAACTTGTCCAGATCGGTACGGTACTTCACGAAGAGAAACTCTCCCCCGACACGATCACCTTTTTGATTATTGCATCTGCTACAGCAGGTTGCCAAGTTACTTTCGTGATTGGTGCCACCTTTGGTCACTGGTATGACGTGATCTAACACACGAAGCTTGGCTTTCACCTTTGCAAGGTTACGATTGCAGTAGACACACCTGAATTGATCGCGTAAGTAGATCGCTAGCCGCTTTTCGCGCCGTATCCAATGCGCGCCGTTCCAAGTCCCTTGACGTGCTGGCATTGTTTTAATCCTTGAAAAAGATATGCGTCCATTGGAACGGTACACCTGCGTTATGCGCAGTTTGTTGATCTACGTCACGATCACCGACATAGAGCACGCCCAGTGCCGCTTGCTCTGGGTAATCACAAACGGCCTCTTGGATCATAGCTCTGGACGGCTTTCGACGCATCGCCGCTACATGGCTGTTGTAACGCGGATCGGGTGATCGCACATCTGCAAAACACACATAAACGGCTGCGCGATCGATCCGAAGTGGCACACAAACCTCCGCGATCTTACGCTCCCAATCTCGTTCGGTAACGTGACCGAACGCGACACCCGCTTGATTGGTAACAATACCAAGCGCATGACCACACAAATACAGGCGTGCCAGCGTGGCTACACGTCCAGGCAATAACGACCATTCGTGATAGTTTCGATTTAAACTGTCCATATAGCACGTAATCAACGTACGATCAAGGTCAAAGAGGTATAGCATCGGTTTAACTCCTTCGGAGTGATCCACAAGTGCGGTATGTTAGTCGTCAAATGCGTTACACGATTGCCAAATTTCGTTGAGTGACTACTCAGGAAACAATTCATCTATGTCGAGCCGCGCGCGTGTAGCCCGATTGATCTTGTCCGTGTCTAATGCAGCCAGCGCGTGAATGTCGATACCGGCGTTTTCAGCACAGATAGGACCGATGCCTGCCTGCTTGCTGATCGGTACAGTCAACTTGCGACCGCAGATGAAACAGTTGCCCGATGCCATCGCCCAAAGCTTTCCAAACTCCGCATGCTTGCCAAGCGTCAAAAGCTTATTCAAGGCATGGTCGATTGCACCGTTGTGAAGAAATCGCTTCCAAAGCCTGTGATCAGCGCCGCTTACAAATGCAAAGCCTTCAAAATCGGTCTCATTGCTAGCACCGATCTGGTATCGTGCAATCTGTGTACCAGCAGGTTTGTTGAATTTCTCAGGACAATCAACCAGTTCAATCACGCGATACTCACCGCGATCGTTGATCGGCACGGTGTAAGTACCGTTCGGCACAACGCGATCAAGTGTCGGTGTGGTGTAGTGAGGGTCGTCGGAAAGATCAACCGGCTTGACAGCTTCTTCGAGCTTGCTTGTGACAGTATTATACGGACGCATATCAACGTAGAACGAACTAACCGCAGCGCGGCCTTCGGCATGATGCGTGTGACCTTGTTGTGGTTGTCCATACACCTCTAACGTGATCGATGGTGTCGCAAGCTCTTGCCGGGCTTCACGGACCATCACATTGAGCGCGCCGCGCATTTGACCGTGTGACAAGGCGCCACCATTGGTCAAGCGGAGTGCCAAATCTTGCACGAAGCTATTGCGGCCCTTGTAGCTCTGCACGAAATCCATCGCTACATCACGCAACGTGTGTGAATTAGCAACGTCGCCATCGGTGATATAGTAGTTTTTGGCGATTGCACGATTGATGACTGTTTCGCGGTGTTTGTGCGGCTGAGGAACCTGTTTAATAGGATTACAATCCACGCAAGGCGAACCATCAGATCCGCACGTCGCACAGCGCACTTTGAAAACGGCAATTCTAGCTTCAACTGCATCGGTCAAAGCTGCAACCATTTCGCTTGTCCAGGGCGCGAAATCAATCGAATTGGTGAAGGTGTGTATCTCAGCTTCGGTGGTGCAAGCGTTAACCACTTCGATTGCGGCGTCAACAATTTCGACGGCTGCGGATTTAACGTCACGCGGAGCGATGTCCCACAATTGCAGCGCGTCACCTGTGGAATTGACGCGCTGGAACGTATAGCCGTTGTGTCCTAGCCATTTGACAGGCCCTTTGACAATCGACCACACCCCGGCAAACTCACCATCATGAATGACCAAAACCACAGAGGAAACTGGGCTATTGTACTGGACAAGTTCCCACCGGCAAGAGGTGTAGAAGAGGCAAGCGGCGGCGTCAGCTTCGATTTTGGCAGTGTTGCTTTTGACTAAACGAGCGACGTAGGTTGTCATGATAGTTAACTCCTGTGAGTAATCCCCAAGCGGGGTATTTTGGTGTCGGTAACTTCCGACACCTGTAGTATAAGCGATGCACAGGTTGCTGTCAATCCCCTAATCGTAAAGATTTGATTAAGAAACAAACACCGATGGAGTTTTGTTGCTCGCATCGGTGTTTGTTTTTCGCTGTTCGGCGCCGTGGTAAGCGGTTCGTTTTCGGCAGCCGTTGCCTAGCACCATACCAAGGTGCGCGTCTGCTGAACTAGGCCGATACGTCAAGCTCCACATCGAAGAGATCAGCCGATTGCTGGACAGCAAGCGCATCGCCCTCATCAGTCAGGGCGCGCTCTGCATCAAGCCCAGCGGTTGCATCGGTGGTCGTGGCATCGGTGCTCTTGGGCTTGCGGTTGCCGACCGGAGGCAATTCTAGCTGTACCATCGTGCCATCGGGGAGCATCATCGAAGGCATCGTGCCCTCTTCGGCTGGAAGGCTCGCAACCTGCTCCTTAGTAAGACGAATGATGTAGCGCTTTGCGCCGCCGTGCTGCGCGGGTGCGGGCTTTGCGGCGCGTGCATCGATCCATTCGAGAGCAGCGGCGTGATCGATGTAGGCTACATCGTAGTCGGTTACATTGCCAAACTGATCGACCATTTTCGTGACAAACCAGCGCGGTGTAACAGGATCGGCTTCCGTGACACCCGGCGTGTTGAAGGCTGGGTGCTCCTTGTAGGCATTGCGGACGGTCTGACCGGTAACACCGGCCATCGCCGCAACGTCCTTGATCGTGATCCACTTGGCATCGTAGGGCGGTGCCTGCACACCGCCAGCAGATGCAACTTCGATATTGTTTTCTGCAATAGACGCGGCAAGTTGCGGATCGTTGCCATTGGTGGACGCTCTGTTCTTTGGCATGTTTTCGCTCCTAAACGAATATACACAATTGTCGTTTTTGGGGTACCGCATTCTAGCAGCATACTCTACGGTATTCACGTACCATAAACGATCTGCACAACGCCCCGAAGGCTCTTGGCATTGACCGCTTCAAAAGCCGCGCAATCAGTATGATCCCCCATGCTAGTCTGACAACCGCAACACTTGAACTAATCACTAGCTCACAAATGGACAGGTTGCGCCATCGGTCTAGATCATGTGTCGCACGTTGCGGTTGCTTTGGAAAGTTTCAAGCCCGCTGCTTGCTCCCCTGATCAGCGTGTTACTAGCACAAGCTTTGCTCTAGCTTGCAGTGTTGCCGTGACACTGCATTTTTGAAACTTCCCACAAACGAATATTAGCACAGGTACCAAACGATTGCAAGTACTCTTTTACCCTACAATCGTTAAGATACGGTTAAGATTTGAGCAGGTGTTGAATGACAATATCGCCCAGTAGACATTGCTCGCCACGTTGTATTTTAACCTGATACAGCAATCGACCACTTGCCTCATGCCAAGCGACGAAGGTTGCACGACCGATAATGCCCCCATCGATGTTGTCAGCGTCCACGACATCGAATGCAAGTGGTGCGCCACGTTTGGTCAAGATCAGCGGCTCCGCTGGTTTCAGTCTCATGTGCGCTAGCTCCTAGTGTATGCCGGTCCAGCTTGCCGGAGTGCCGTCCGATATGCCGATCGGGTAGTGTGCTGCTACCCATAGCGTGGGTGTCGTGGAGTTTGGCTTTGTAGTGCGGTATTCTGCGAAAGCATACTAAAAGTCTTTACGGCTTACAGCAAGCCGTCGCACCACAAAGCCAAGAAACAGCCCTAAATTTGGCTATTTTGAGGTAGGTGTAAAATGTTTTGCAGTAGACCGCAGACATACACATAGTCACTACTGTTTGCCATTGGGTTGATCCTTGACACTGGGCAAAGCACACGGCGGATCGTCCAGGTAACGCCACATGAGCAACCAAAAATCATCATCAAGGCCGAGGGGTAGGCCGTTTGTCGTACATGCGTAGCTGCCGTTTGTCGTAGTGCAAGACCATGTACCGTCAAGCCCGGTATAGCCAATCCCATAGCACGGTTCGATACCTCCGCCGCCTAACACATAACCGTATACCAGCACATCAACTGACAAGCCGCTTTCGCCGGTTTCAAATTGCGGCTGTGTTTCTTCGGGTTTGTACCACTGTTTAGTCATGAGTTTAGCTCCTTTAAATAGTGCGACCGCGATTGCCATTTGGCAACAGCACATCGTAGTTATGGTTTATCTTGCGATTGATCGTATCAACAAGATCAATATTATATCTATGAGCCAGGCCCATCGTGCGCAGTACAATATCAGCTAGTTCCGTAGCAAACTCATCTGACGATGTGCCATGATCACGATATGCGTTAACTGCTTCACCGATCTCGCTTGTAACGAGCGCAAGGTTTTCAAGCGGTGTTTCATGCAAATACCCCATCTGGTGCAACCACTGATAGTGTATATGACTTAACTCGTACATGTCACTACTGTTAAACGATCTTGACATTAGTTTAACTCCTTTGAGGCGTTTGAAAGCACGATCGTCATTGTTTTGACACCTTGATTGACATTGCGTCCGTGGTAACGATGTGCTCTGATTTGATCGACATTTGCCGTACCCGATGTGAGTACATCGTATGATGTCGTCATGCCTAAGCGCTCTAGGTTATCCGCAGTGCGCTTGAAGAACAAATCTTCTGACACCTCTTTTTTGTTCGCTGCATGACATACTTGTCGGTAAATTTGAAACGCTGTTTGCTTGTCAACCGACGCCTTTGGATCAAAGGGGCAAGCCGACCAAAAGCCCATAACGCTATCAGCAAGCATTCTGTACTCAGTACCGGCTTGTGTGATGCTTGCACACTCCGTCAAACCGTTGTTCGCAATTAAGCGATCGTATCCTTCAACCAGGCGTAAAAGTATTGCACTCCGATTTGCGGGTGTATCGAGCTTATCAACGATTGCAGGATCGGCAGTCGTGCGATCGAAGTGATTTGAGCACAGTATGACCACCGCACGATTGAAGTATGCTGCATCGGGTGATTTGACTTTTGGATAATGATTTGCACTAAATGCGAGCCGTGCTGTATTTTTGAATTCAAACCAATCCTTAAACTTGCGTTCGCCGCTGATCGGATCATCACCTGTCAACGTTTTAATGAAATCGCCATTGCTTGCCTCGGCCTGTGATAGATCGCTAAACAGATTAACCATTTTGCCGTATAACGATGCAGCGGCAAATTTGTTATCGGCTAGCGTTTGAAATGGCACAGCGCGCGTATTGCGTTTGCCAAAAAAGCGGCCCATCAATTCAATGACCTTGGATTTGCCACTATCGCCAGGTCCGACCAATACAAGAAAGTGCTTTGGGAAATAGCGTGCTGTAATGAACGCACTGCCGAAAAACTCCCAAAATGCTGGTATAGCATCGTGCGGCAATACCTGTGCAATGAATTGATCTATTGCAGCCGTTGACACATCAGGTTGCCAGTATGCCGGTACTTGAGAGAGTGAGAGATAGGCCGGTGAATGGGGCATCAAGGTACGTGTCGGTATGTGGAGCATGCCGTTCAACACATTGGCATACTCCGTTACTTGGTTGACGCTCTCTTGTGGCACATGTGCTTGATCGTTGATATAGCGCAGCGTTTCGTCGCTGGCGTAGCTTGACCATCGGTGTCCTAAGCGTCTAACTGCTTCGGCTCTAATATACTGCTCCCCATCGTCTAGGAACACACCATTCTCGTATCGCCACAGCTTTTCTGCAACAAAAATAAATTGATTTGCTGTGTTTAATTCCTGTGCTAAACGCTCGGTTTGAAAGCGTTTCTGAATAAAATAGCGATCTTCCGATCGCGTAAATGCACGATATGCCGCATTGACAGTCATTAACACATAGTCGTAGCGATGCGTTTGTTGATACTTCGATCCTGACAGCCAGTTTGGCTGCATTAAAACAGCCATAACCACTTCGGGCGTGTAGCCAAGTCCCAATAGGCGCATGGCTATGTAGGCATCATTGCGCGATCGGTCGATTTGACCGTCGCTACGTGTCGGGAGTTCCAATTTTTTCGATGCTTCAACCGATAGAATACGCTTTGCAAGCTTCGCATCACGTTCCTTAACCGTCTCTAAAAAATCAACTGGTAGCGGATTGCTGTCCCACACCTCGATCGGGTTGTGATCAAAGTCCGCCGCGTTAAAGTCGTCTAGTCGATAGACGCGATCGAGGTTAAGTTCAAAAATGGTACATAGTATTGGTTCGGCATTTTTGATATGATAGGTATCCGGTACACGCAAAATACGTGCTAAATCGTAGCAACTGTCAGCTATACCATCACGTTGACCGTCATTCAATTCGATGATTAGGCCAAGATTGCGCGCTTTGATTGCGTCTAGATCGGTATAGAACCGATCCAAAAGCCAATAGCCGTGTAAGCCCTTGCCGGAATTGATGATCATTGTGGGGGGTTTTGACATTGCTTGCAGCTTTGCAACGCCTTCAAGTGCGTTTGTGTAAGCGTCATAGTCAAGCCAGAGTACTGAGGTACCTAAACTATGCTTCTCAAGCCCGCGACCGCGTTCTGGCGGTTTAGCGAGCGGTGTGATGCGAACGTACACATTTGCTCGCTTGCCGATCGCGAGAGCAGTTTCAATGAGCTTATCGATATATTGCTGTTGATACCACTGTGTTTGTACTCGTGTGTCAACGATTGACGTTAACCCAATAACCGCGTTCATGGCAGTATGCTTATGAACGATCGATAGAAACGTATCGATTGCGGCCATGGTGTTAGCTCCTAATAGTAACGATATGCAACGAATGCCCGTTGATTGATACAAAAGCGCTTATGCACCCATGTATAAGTATAACGATATGAGTGCTTTTTACGCATACGTGTGATTTCACGACCGTTAATAGTTGTTGTCTTCGTACATAAACGCCACCAATTTTTTACTGGCATAGTGTTTCCTACACTTAGTAATAGCGGTATGCAATGAACATACGATCAAGAATGTACGCAACACGATGTTTCCACATGTACGTATAGTGGTATCCGCGTGTGATCTCCAAAAATGCCACGTCGCGACCGTCTTTTTCCACATACGTAATGCCAATGAACCACTGCGGTAGTTTCACTGTGTTAGCTCCTCAGAACTGATCAACGGCTTGCACTTGTGGGGGATTTCGCGGGGTTGAACCGACACTATCAATAGCGGCACGTACGGCAACCGCGTATGCTTCCGTAAACTGTCCGGTTGTCTGGACATTTGCCCATTCCGCCCAAACAGCCTCGCGGATCGGCTGAGGTACTTGCCCCCAATGGAACCGACACATCAGGTACCGCTTCGCTACTTGGCGATTGCAACCCGTTGCTTTGCAGGTATGTGTTGTGTTTTTCACTTTCTATCGTCCTTCGTGCATCAATATCTGTAAAGCTATGAATTCTGCCCAGGCCGGCACAACGGCATTACCAAGTCCGATCAGGCGTTGTTCCCATATATCTCGCTCCAACCCGGCGGAAACCCCATTAACCATTCGATCCAATTCGGGTTCAAGTAACCACTCAGCGCGGCTTTTTCTGAAAGTGTCCAACCGGCTCGATATTTGGCCGTTTCCGAACGATTGCCGGTTTTGCCGCGTGGCCGTTTCCATTCCGATGCGCGCGGAGTAGGCCACAATTGCAAGTCGATCGCGTTTGTGATTAGCGCCGATCGCGGTAGCTGGAAAACATAACCATTCCGCATCATACCCCATCGCGGTAAGGTCGCTAAAAACTCGGATACCTCCTCTGCTGAGTAAATCGGGTACGTTTTCCACAAAAACGTACGCTGGTCGTTTGTCGGCAACAATTCGCGCAAACTCAAGCCACAAACCCGATCTAGCGCCGGCAATCCCAATACGGTTTCCCAATGTGGAAACGTCTTGGCAAGGGAAGCCGCCCACAATAACGTCTGTGTCTGGTAATTCATTTGTAGCTACTTCCTGTATATCAGTAAAACGCCGCACATTAGGCCAATGCTTCGCCAATACTTGACGCGCATATTCGTTTATTTCAACTTGCGCAATGCAGCGTAAACCAGCACGCTCAAAGCCTAGATCAATACCTCCAAAACCAGAAAAGAGGCTAATAAAAGTTAATGGTGTATTGCAGTTAGTTGCTTCACAGGTATGTGTTGTGCGCTTCACGGATTTTCCTCCCTACCAGAGAATGCAAGATTGATTTGCGTATAGCGTTCTAACGCACGTTCTTCACGCTGCCAAGCTTCGAGCACGCCGGGATTGTCCTTGGCGTGCATGCGGCTCATGCGTTGCGCGAAAGCGTTCGCAGCAAGCCAGTTTGCGTATGCTTTGTGTAAATCGTCAAGCGTGTATGCAGTCATGATAAGCGTTCCTTTGTTTGCTAGTGCATCTTGGACATAAGTCAATTCAAGCTTATTGAACGGGTTATCAAATAGTTTTAAGAAATGCAACCGCGTTTCTAAGTCTTTTACTGTTGCAGTATGTGCTGCTTGTAGTGTTTTGTACTTCATTGTATTTTTCTCCACTCCGTCACAGGGTGCAACTATTCGCGCAGCCGGGTTTAGTAGTAGCGAATTGCGAAGTTGACAGCACTGTACAAATACATATCGCGTATGTACTGTTGCACACTGTAGCCGATTAATCCCTCTGAGACTGCAAACGCCCATGTTTCGCGTAGTAATTCGCTGAGTGTTATCGTGCGTAGCATTGATGTGTCCTTTTAGAAAAAGCGAAGCGCGCATCAGTAGGTTGACGGTCCTAACTGATGCGCGCTTGCTGGGCTATTGGCGGTTGCCGATTATGAAAGCGTTTGATGGCCGTCAAACCAGCAAGCGCCAATGATGAGGGCCGGGCGCCGGTTTGAAGGCCGGGCCACTTCGGGTTGCCTCTGGGCAGAGTATACCATAGTCGAGCCCCTTTGTGTGTTAAAAAATGGTTAAGGTTTTAGGGGGTGTCGGAGGTAAAAATACCCTGTTTCGGGTGTGCAGCGTGTGCAGGGTTTTAGCGGAGGAATATGTTAAGAAAAATTGGCGTTTTTTAATTGTGTCAGTTCTACACCCTTTTTTATGTAAAGCAGTCAAGGGTGTGCAGGGTAGAAACATTATTTTAATACCCGAAAAAAACGAAAAAATGGCAAAAAAGTGATTATACGTGTATATAGCTGTACGCTGCACACGTTGCACAGATTTTTCTTGAAAAATCCGGCTTGCTTGTCGAAATACCCTGCACGCCCTTCACGTTGCGAAGGTAGCCGCTATCGGATACACTCTACTGGGCAGCCATGCCAGGATCGGCGCTACGCGGAATAGCACACCTGTGCCGAAGCGCAGCGAGACAGTGGAGCGAATGAGAGAAGAAATACAACGGAAATTTAACGAAATCGCAGATCAAGCATCGATACCCGAAATTGCTGTGCTCATTCGTGAAGTGGGGGAATTGATGCAAGCTCGGTTTAACAGCACGATGGACGCCTATGAAGGTTTAAGTGGTCAAATCACAGGGCTGCACGGAGACCTATCTACGTTGCGTAGCGAATTTGTGGATTTATCAACATTGCTAACAACACGACTAAAAGCCACTGAACGTATAAACGGTGATCGAATAAAAAATGTGATTGATCGAACGCACGATTTAGGTAATCGTTTTGTTGCTGTAGAGAACAAGGTTGACGAAACAATGGAAGTGTTGCAACGTGGTATTGCTGAGTTAATGCAAGCGGTAGCAAACGGTGTCGGGAATGACGGATCAACTACAACCGAGCAATGAAACGCTTCGCTTTATGATCAGTGAAGCTGTGCAGCGTGAAGTTACAAATGTCATTGCGCCGCTGCGTGCCCAGCAGCAGATTAACGACGGCATGATCCGCCAAGTCGATCGTGATTTGGCGGGATTGAAATCGACATTAACGGAAAAGGTTGATGAACTTGACGAATTGGTACGCGGTAATCCAAAACAAAACCTAATTGGGTTAGCTGATCAGATAAAGCAACAAAATACACTTATTGCGTCAATTAAGGATGAATTAGCAGATGCTAAAAAAGGTCGTGAAGCGGTCGCAAATCAACTTCAAGGCGCCAAATACGCACTTTCAGCTCTGGCACTTGTAACCGGCTTGACAGGCATTGATACGCTTGCCAGGCTTTTTCATTTAATACCTTGAAACATTGGGGATTGATTGCTCATCGTTACTATTGATTAGTAACTAAACGGTTGCGTTGACTATGGCTGGACAACCACCTACAACTAATCAATGGCGCATCTTTTTTGACAGTTTGTCTCGTGCTGAGAGCATCGCAACAGCATGTCGCAAAAGTGGCATTCCGCGATCTACTGCCAAATGGAACCAAAAACACGTTGACTGGATCAAGGTGCGATGGGAAGAGGCAAACGCAAACGGTGTTGACTACCTTAAGGATGCAGCACTCGAAAGAGCAGTTGACGGTGTTACTTCGACGCATGCAACTTACTATAAGGGCGAACTGGTAGCAACGCATACCGAAACGAAATATAGCGATCGGCTTTTGCTTGCGTTGCTCGCCGCGCGCGATCCTGCGTTTCGACAATCAAGTGGCGATCAAGTGCAACAGCGTTTGACGCAAGAGCTGACACGTATGCTTGATCTCTTTCAGCGCAAATTGCCACCCGATGTGTATGCAATGGTTATTGAAGTGCTATCTAGTGACGATGTGATCGATGTTGCTCCAATTATTAGCGAAGAAACGCCGCGCTTCCTTGACACAGAGCAAAGCGATTGAACCGGAGTTTAGAGGCAGTGCAAGCGTTCTTCAAAAAACACAAGCTTTTGAGGTCATCATTCAAGGTCCGGCGGAGACGGGCAAAACGTTTGCGGCCCTTTGGCGGGTTGACCGTTTTTTGCGTACCTATCCCCAAAGTGTCGGTATTGTGGTCCGTAAAACGCGCTCATCTCTGTTCAGCACCGTTCTTAGAACATACAAAAAAGTGTGTGCGTTGCACGGCAATGATGTTGCGCCGTTTGGCGGCCAAAAGCCTGAATGGTACGATTATCCAAACGGATCGCGGCTGTATGTTGACGGACTAGACAAAGCCGAAAAGCTCCTCTCAGGTGAGTTTGATATTATCTATGGGCCGCAATGCGAAGAGTTTTCGCTGGGCGATTGGGAAACTTTAACAACACGCGCAACAGGTCGTGCAGGAAACGCGCCGTATTCGATCATCATCGGTGATTGCAATCCCGCAACACAACACCATTGGATTTTACAGCGCAAGTCTATCGAACTGTTGCAATCGTATCACACGGACAACCCACGTTTATACGATGCGCTAGGACGGCTCACAAAGGCCGGAGAGCGCACGATGCAGATCCTAGGCAATCTGACAGGGGTACGGTTCTTCCGGCTCTTCAAGGGGCTCTGGACAAGTTCAGAGGGTGCAATCTACGCTGACTATGATCCGCAGGTGCATCTCTGCGATTGGTTTGAACCGCCAAAAGATTGGTTGCGGATCGTCGGTATCGATTTTGGGTTTCGCAATCCGTTCGTATGTCAGTGGTGGGTGTTAACACCAGACGACATATTGATTATGTACCGCGAAATCTATATGACCGGTGTGTTAGTTGACGACCACGCAAAACACATTCAACAGCTTGAAAAATGGTACTACTTTGACAATGCTGGCAATCCATTGCACGATGCACTAGGTCGATTGCAACACAACCCCGATCGCGAAAATATTCACGCCTATATTGCTGATCACGATGCGGAAGATCGTGCAACGCTTGCGAAGAACGGCATTGATACCATTCCGGCATTCAAAGGGGTCAAACTTGGAATTGAAGCTGTACAATTGCGTATGCGCAAACGCGGTGACGGCAAAGCACGAATAGTGTACATGCGTGATGCTTTGGTTGAAATCGATCAAACACTAGTTGACGATCACAAACCGACCTGTACCATCGAAGAGATTGAAAGTTACGTATGGGCCAAATCGACCGATGGTAAACCTGGCAAAGAGGAACCTGTCAAGAAAGACGATCACGGTATGGACGATACACGCTATGTGGTCGCATTTGTTGATCAGATTGGACAAGAGCTTGAAAAAACAACTGAGTATGTGGTGTACACAGGTGTCGAATTGGTTTCGCCGTATTAGGTTTCAGTTAACAATATATGCGCTGGTTTATGAAAAAGAAACAACCGATGCATCACAACTTAATGACGATGCCCGATGGCGTACTGCTGTGTCAGCGTTGTTACGATACGTGGTTATCTACAGATGAAGCACGTCAAACCCGTTGCGTGACACGCATTGTTTCGACGCCCGCGCGGATTTTGCGCAAGCCCATACGTGACGCACATTACAAACGCTTCAAACAGTGGTTAAAGAGGAAATGACCGAAACGAAACGAATGATAATTCGTGACACTGAAACCGCTGATATATTGTGGTCTTCGGTTAGTATGCCGCTACCCGAAGCAAATGCGGTTCACGAGCTTATCACGGTTGCGTTTGTGTACGCAAATCAAAACGCATTCTACGAATATCGAATTGACGCAATTGATCCGGTGCATCGTGTTGTCTATGTGACATTAGAGCGAGTGTACGTCAATGGCTTTGCTGTTTCCATATCTTGATTACCGATCGAAAATGCCGCGTGCGAAGTGGTCGATCGGTTCACGGTTCGATACGCGCTATTTTACGTTGCACTATAATGGCCCAGCAGTTAAAGCTGCCGGCAATCCGCAAGGAGAGATTGCCCAGCTCCAGTTTGATGCAACGTGGCACATGCGACCTGGTGCGTTAGGGGCCGTCAACGGTGGCGACGGTATTCAATACCACGGCGCAACGCTTTCGAACGGTCTCAATCTTCAACTACGCGATTGGAACGCAATGTTGTGGCATTGTGGTAATAAGATCGGCAACATGCACTCGATTGCTTGGCATGTGCCGATCGGCGGCGAGCAAAAGCCGACAATCGAACAAGTGAAACAGCTATTCCACGTAATCATACCGAGTTTCCAGCAACACTACGGCATAACACACGTTAATGTCAAAGGACATAGAGAATGGGCTGCAACTGCTTGCCCTGGTGTGTCATTGTGGAATTGGTTGTACGACTGGCGCGTAGAACAAAAAACAGTGCTTCCGATTACGTGGTATAGAACGCTAGCAAATATGTTTGTGCGTGAAACACCAGCAATTGAACCGAACCGAGCAAATGTTGCTCTTAGCGGCACGGCGCTGATCGAAAAGGGGAGCACGTTCGCTGTTGACGTTATTGTACCGGGCAAACCGTATAGGGGCATATCAACGTACATTCATAGAGCTGATCAATTAGGTTTCATGTTGAATGATCCACAACTAGTGCAAAAACTACCATGAAACGCATATATTGGTTAGCCCTCATTACTATTGCTGTAATCGTCGTCGCTTACTTTGTAAGCGATACACTTGTGATCAATATTAATATTTCAATAACACTTTTTGAGGTGACACCATGAACCGTATTCAGTTTTCACCATACGTCGGTTTAGGCTTGATCATTCTGTTCGCATTATTGGGTGCGTTTTTCGGCACACCGGAACCGAGTGGTAGCACGTTTGGCGACACAATCCGCGCGTTTGCCAGCGATGACAAAACGCGCATGATCATCGCAGCGATTTTGATCGATGTGGTACTGGGCATTTCCGCTGCAATGCGGATCGGCACATTCGACGCGCAAGCCGTTGCCAAGTTCCATTCTTCAAATGTGTTACCGTACGTGCTGGCGTATCTGATGTTGTGGTCGCTCCAAGTCTTCGGTTTGGGAAGTGCGCTACCGTCAACTATGAGCGATGCCATTGCATCGGTATCTTTCGGCACAATTGTGACGACATTAACGGGCTCGATTTTCAACAATGTCAATCGACTGCGTACGCCAATCGTGCCGACAAGTGACAACGGTATGGTTCACACCACGTTGACCGATGGCCACGGTTAGAAAGCTTCTCAAGTGGCTTCCAAGGCATATTCAGCAATCTACGTCCAATCACACAAGGCTGTGTGGTGTCGGGGTTTACAGGGCGTTTGGCTGTGCGGCGCATTGGAACGCGCCAGAATTTGGTCAAAATAGCAAAACACTTTACACTTGACCAAACGCTCAACCGGTTAAGTTAACTTAATTATTTACACATCAAGGGTTTAGGTATGACAAAACCAAGCATGCCGACGAACACCGATCCACTTGAGATCAGGGCATTGACACGTCTCTTGGCTGACCTTGCTGCGGATTTTGGCGATCCGAAACATGTGCATCTGCATTTTGAATGTGGTCGCGTCAATATCGATATTCACATGCAACGTTTTGAACCGATTGCCGATGATGACGAAGAAACCGAGTAGGGGGTGTACTGATGTTCCGAGAAGAAGATATAATCAACGATCCGACATTTCGCAACGCTATATATGGTATTAACGGCTTTGCACAGCTTGCAAGCGATGCACAAGCTGCAATGTATTCGCACATAACGCTCAAGTGCCCTGTGCAGTGTGTGAAGGGTTTTGACAGCAACGCACAAAAGGCCGAACGACGTAAAGCCACTCGTGCAAAGGCACATGCCAAAAGACAACGAAAAGCCCCGCTGCCTTGATGGGCCGGGGGGCTTGTGGGGAGCTTGTGACGGAGTAGATTTCAGTTGCTTGGCGCGATGTGGTCATACCAATCGGCCCATGCGTTCCATTCGCGTAGGGCAGCATCGATGTAGGCTTGGCGCTTGGCGGCGCTAGCGAGGCTCATCTTTTTGGACGGTCGAATGAAGGCAGCTATGGCCGCGTGCAAACCAGCGATTTCAACATCAAGTTGTTGCAGTTGTGGCTGGAGCTTCTTCATTGCTTTGAAGCCCTTGCCAGGTTTGCCACACTGAGGATTGTTGATCTTGACGCGCAGGTCGTCGGCTTGTGTCAACAGTGGCATCAATTGTCCGACAAGCAATCGAGCGGCTGTGGTCATGCTGGCGTGATAGGTTTGGCTAGACATGCTGGTAACTCCTGTTGTATTAGTTGCTTCGACTGAACGCAGTATAGCGGGTTACAAGCAACTTGTCTAGTAGCAATTTTGAGGCAAGCCTAAATGAGTGATAACCTAACACTCACGGAAATTGCACCTGATGTGCCGCTGTGGATCAACCCATCAGCGCGTGATCGCTATCTGACAGAACGGCTGGCAGAGCTTGAAGACTTCATGGCCGAAGATCGCGATTGGATCGCACTGGGCGCGTATGGACAAGATCAAGAATTTTCGCGTCAAGGTTTGCAACTTGTAGGCCGCATTGCTCGCCTAATGTATATTGCAAATCCGCTGATCAATCGCGCGGTAAGTGTCAAGGCTGATTATGTGTGGGGGAGAGGGATCAATATCCATGCAAAAGATCAGACGATCAACGAATTGGTACAAGCATTCCTTGACGATCGCTTCAATCAGGTTGAATTAACATCGCAACCGGCGCGTGTGCAAAAAGAAGTTGAATTACAAACAGATGGAAATATCTTTTTTGCGTTTTTTGTACACCCCGTTACAGGGCATGTACGCATTCGTACCATACCAGTTGACGAAATTACCGAAATGGTTACAAATCCTGATGATAGTAAGCAAGTTTGGTATTATAAACGACAATGGCAACAGAGTAGTATCAATTGGGATAGTGGTATACTCGAAACAAAAGAGCGTAGTGCATACTATCCCGATTGGCAATATCAACCAAAAGTTAAACGTGCCAAAATTGGCAATATTGAAGTTATCAATGTTCCTGTGTACCATGTCAAGGTCGGTGGGTTTAGTGATTGGAAGTTTGGCGTTAGCGAACTACACTCGGCGCTCTATTGGGCAAAAGCCTATAACAAG